GAGACGTACGTTCGACTTCTTCATAGCCTGGATGTCGAGATACGTCTTGAGTGCACGGTTCGCAAAGATTACGAGGTTGCACTTGTCCGGGTTCTCGATGAGGTTATAGCCTTCAACAAGCTTATCAATGAACGCGTCGGCGTCATTCTGCGTGAGCGCTGTCGTGTCGATATTCGCGAGACGTACAACATAGCGTGGGTCTTTAACGACAAGGCCCATATCCCAGTTGTACTGGCTCTGGTAGCCCCAATACTTGCCGCCGTTCGCATCCGTCAGCTGGACGCGGCCGTTGTCACGGTATTTGAAACCTGCGGAAGTACCCTCAGGGAAAATACCGTAGACCGTCTGCTGACCCATACCTACAAACCACATGGATGTCAGGGCATTACCCGTGCCACCTGCTTTAAGAATCTGATTCTTGTAAAGCGGAGCCTGGTTCGTAGAGTCATAGTAGTAAGCGGAAAGACCTGTGAAGCCTGCCGGGTTTACTTTTTCATCGCCGTAAAAAAAGGTCGTTGCCATCTTCTGGTTCATTGCTTCCTGGAATGCAGCATTCTCAGAAAGTCTCCACGAATTGCTGTTGCCGTTAATCTGCATCAGCTTTTCGTCTACCTCAGCAAGAGCCTCAAGTCCGCCGCACGTAAAGGATACGTTTTTGGACTGGGATTTCTGCGGCACAGTACCTTTGTTAATTACACGCCAAGCGACCTCCGGCAGCGACTCGCGCAGCGGAACTGTCTCCTGCATTTTTTCATTGCACTGCTTAAAAGGCAGCACATCAAGAACGCGGTTTGTTTTTGACTGCAGCTCAATAATAGTCTGCATATCGAGCTCGCCCTTCGCACCGAAGCGCTCAGCCCAGTCATGTAAAGTTACACAGCTCATTTTGTTATCCCTCCATGTTCGTATTAGTCATATTTGCTATTTGTGAAAAGCAAGTCTGCCGCTGCAGGTGTCGGTGTCTTTGCTTTTCCGTCAGGCGCGTTGTCCTCGTTGAGGATATGGCCGATTTTCTGCAGCATTTTCTGGACTGCCGGATGGTACGCAGCGCCAGAGTCAACGAGCGCCTGCATTGCTTCGCCGCCTCCGAAGGTATCGACTGCAAGTTTCGCTGCAGCCAGATTTTCCTTGCTGTCGAGTCCCTGCTTTGTACATTCCTCAGTCCATTTGGCTTTTACAGCCTCGGCCTCGCGCATTTGACTCATCACAATATCAGCGTGCATTTTGATAAGGCTGTCCGCCTGCGCCTGAGTAAGATGCGCCTCATTTGCAATAGCGGAGAAGGAAGCCTTCTGTTCGTCGCTGATAGTCATGCCCTCCGGGAGATTGAAAACATATTCAATCGCTTCCGGTTTAGGCTCCGGAGTAGGAGCCGGTTCGGGTGCCGGTTCAGGTGCCGGACTCGGCTCCGGAGTGGGAGCCGGTGTCGGTTCCGGCGTTGGTGCCGGCGTTGGTTCGGGAGCGGGTGCGCCCCCGCCGTTAGTTAAATCCATTTGCTATTCCTCCATTCTGCGGATATGCTCGCGTAGCATTGTGTATTCTAGTGCTAACCCGTCTTCCGACGGGGTTGTAGCCTTTATGCTGCGGACCCAGTTTCGGAGCTCGTCGCCTACACTGCGACGGCCGTTAAAAAAGGCGTCCTTCCGGTCATTGCCGGTAGTGTAATGACTTGACGTACCGCAAAGGTCGAGGATATCGGCTATAACGTGCCGGCCGTCCTCAGTGCCCATTACGTTCGTCAATGCATCTATGTCCATGTCAGCCGCCTCCCAGAATGTCATTCAGGCTGCTGTCGCCGACCGGAGTCTGTGAAAGAAGTCTTGCCGCTTCCACACCGTCTTTAAGCGGCCCCGCCATAGCCGCAGCATTCTGCAGTTCCTGCTGCTGTTGCTGCTGGGTGGCACGCTCTTTACGCAGCTTTGCGACTTCGTCTTCGTCGCGCATGATGCTTTCCGGGGTTCCGGACATCTGCGCGTGTTCGCGAAGTGCGCTGTCGAGGTTGAGATTGTCGAGAACATCCGGCGCGATGCCGACGAGATTTCCGGCAAGTGCCAGTGTCTTTTCCATAGCGTTTGTGCCGACGCTTTTCTGCGCCTGCGCCAAAAGCGAAACGAACTCGACCTTGAGTGTGTCTTCGTGCCCTTCGAGCTCCGCCGGCACCGGCGGAAGCAGGCCGTTACGGTAGCAAATCTCAAATGACCGGCGCGTAAGCGGTGCAAGCACCTCGTTATGCATCTGTTCAAGAACAGGCGAAAGCATCAAGAGCTTTTCTTCGTGCCGTTCCGCCACCTCGCGCGCGGTCATCTGGGGATTGTCTGCCTGGCTCAGCATTACGAAAAGGTCGTTGAAAAAAGCAGAACCGATTTGGCTCTGCTTGTACTGGATAGCCTGCAGCACCTCGTTACGGTCTCCCGTAATGGAGTACAGTGGGCGTACCTGATTGATTAAGTTGTCGGGCACCTTTGTCTGCTGCCCGGGGAGGGTTCCAACCTTCCCGACAGACGTCGGCACCAGCATCGGAGGATCCGCGCGGTTTTCCAGGAGCCGCATGTTGAGTTCTTCGAGCTTCTGCAGCTGCATGCAGTTACCCAGAGCCGCATGCCCGGGGCCTACGCCGTACACTCCGTTGGCAACAACCGTCCAGCGGGGCATAAGGAAGGGCGCCTCGTGGAAGCCGCTGACCTTCAGGAACTTGTCTCCTACCTTGCTTTCAAAGTAGTAAGACCTGTATTTGAAATTCAGAAGACGCTGCTGTTCATCAGGACGGAAGTTCGGATTCGGTTCGATAAGCATCGATATCTCAAACAGGGTTGTCATATCTTGGTGATGGTAAGCCGTCCTTACGGCGTCACTCACCACGTCCTCCCCGAACTCTCTTACCATCTGCTGGGCAGTCATTTTGAACTTGCGCGCGAACGTCGTCACGCGGCCGCGGGCATCAACCTCGCCCGCATACTCGCCGCAGGTAAAAGGACGCGCCCACACGCCGTAGTTATAGTCTTCGAGGATAAGCGCTGCAGCTGTTCCGAACTGCGTGAGCTCTGCCTCGATGTTCATCAGCATGTTGTAGATATTGCTTTTCGCGTAGAGGCCCATCATGATGTCCTGGCATTCTTCCAGCCAGAGCTTCACGGTATGGTACTCCGCAAGCTCATCATCCTGCAGCCCGAGGGCGAACCACGGGCGGGAAGGACTCGTGAGCCCCGAGTGAAGACCTGCAGCGCATTTACTGCTGGCTTCCATCGGATACGGGTCCAGAAGCCTCCAGTCCCTGCGGCCGCCTTCACCGGTTCTGTCCTCATGCAGCCTTCCGCGTGTAGGATTGATGTACTTGGAAAGCTGTTCCCACACGGTCTCGTATCGCGAGCGTTCGGTCATCATCTGCTGAACGGTATGCCGTTTTTTCCGGAGCGCGTCACTGTCGCGCAAGAGCTCCTGCAGGAGCTTTCCCATTCCACTCATAGCCTTACTCTCCAATCAGTGCCTTTTTGATAGCCTGTGCAGCTCCGTAGACTGCAGTATTCTGTGCCAGAAGACCGCCTGTCTTATCCGTGGATGCGCGGCCCCGCGCTTTGGCCAGCCTGTCGTGAATCTCCTGACGCTTTCCCGCGCTTGCGGAGTCAATCGTTGCGGCTGCCGTAGCTCCCGGCGCGCTCTGCTTTACCTCCGGGCTTGAATCGCCACCGCCGCCGCCACCGAAAAGCTGCAGATTAAAATTGATTTCCATGTCTTAACCTCCTCACATTCCCGCCAGCGGGTCATATACCGCCGCCGGAGCTTCGTCAAAATAGTCCGATGCCAGACACACCGGCCGGGCGAAAGTCAAAACAAAGCTGTCGGCAACGTCCGGGCTTCGTCCCGTGCGCTCCTTCAGCTTTTCTTTCGATTCCAGCTGTATCTTGCCGGAGTTATTAAATTTATATTCAACGACGGTAAGCTCATTAGCCAGTGCAGAGTTGTCAGGTATTGCCCCGCCCGATTTGAGCCAGTCACGGGCTTTGAAATACATCTCTGCGCGGATATTCGCATACCTGTCGGCATCGCCTGCGCGTTCCCCGAAATTGACTTCCTGCACCTGTCTGTAACTGAGCTGGTGCAGACGGTCAATGACTCCCGCGCCCATAGCGCCCGAGTCTACGAAAACGGCTGCCGGATTAAATTCATTTATTGCCCCTATTACGCAGCCCGCGACTTCCATGGTGTCGAGGCCTGTATAGGTGCGTATGTCTTTCGCCCAAAGGCCCTGCCTTGTTGTAATGACCGTTCGGTCATCTCCGAACCTGGCAACATCCACACCGATTACAGTCGGAAGTCCGAGAACATCGGAACCTCTAAGCTCCCTCTTTATCGCGTCGGTAACAAGGTCAATCGGAATGACAATGTTCGTGGCGGATGCCGTGAAGTCGCAAAGAATCTCTTGGCGAAACTCAGCATCAGTCATTTGACTGCGCATGTCCTCAAGTTCCGATTCGGAAAGAATACCTGTTTCCGTGCCTCTGTAGAGGCAGGCGAACCAGTCATCCGATTTCAGTGCGTGAAGATACATTTCGTAAAAAGCGTTCTGGCCTTTCGGTGTCCCGATAAACCATGCCCAGCCGCCACGGTCTGCAAGAGCCGGGCGGATAACAGAGCCCCAGAGCTCAGGCTTCATGTCTGCGTACTCATCGAGGATTACGCCGTCGAGATACATACCGCGCAGCGCATCAGGGTGATCCGCGCCGATGATGTATATACGGGCGCCCGGTGTGTTAGGGTAAAGCGTCAGAAGCTCCACATAAAGCTCCGACTCATTGACCTTCCTCCCGGGGATTGTCGACGTGTAGTATTTGAGGTACTCCCACGCGACTCGCTTTGCCTGGTTTCTGAACGGTGCTACATACGCGTACTGAGGAGCACGCTTAGTATTAAGAATTGCTTTGCGCAGCATACCGTTAAGGCTGCCGACGGTCTTACCGAAGCGCCTGTGGCAGGCCATTACCGCAAAGCGATATAAGTCCAGGGCCTTGTGTATTTCGTCACGCCATATCGGGCGCGGCGTGTAAGGAATAACGACATCCGTCATTTTCCCCCACCGCCGTCCTCCCAGCGGAATGAGAGCGGCCCGCCATCGGTTCCCGAGAGCTGCGTCTTCTGGATGTACACGCCATCCATTTTGTTAATTGTGTCAATAGCCATAATCCGGCATTTCGTGTTCCCTTTTTTGTCCCTGGCAATATCCGTCAATATCCTCCGCCGTTCCGCGGCATCCATTATTTTTTCGTCTTCAAGTTTTCCCCGAAGTTCCGCAATCCGGCGCTGCACCTCAATAATCCTCAATAAATTGGAACCCAGCACCTCTGCCGCGTGTGCGCTTTTGGGCTTATATCCCGCGGCTCTGTATGCTTCCGTGGCATTTCCGCAGCGCACGAATTCCACACAAAATTTCTCTCGCCTCTCGTTCATCACTCTCACTCACCGCCTTCCGGGCATAAAATTACCCCGCCGGTTGCGAGCCCGGCGGGGCTATGTAAATAAAGGAGGTAGAAAAAGCAGTGTTTTACAAATTTCTACACTATCAGTCTAACAGGAAAAAT